AAGGATGTCTGGGGCATTGGTGGGTTATATCACCAAATTGGGAGAGTGTAGTTAAGTCTTAGGACACTAGCTCTCCCTTTTCATAATCAACTCACCACCCCCACTAGAGTATAATGTTGTGGGGTTCATACTCATGTGTAGAAAATGTATAAATTGCAAAAGGCCATTGAATAGATCAAACAACAAAACAGGCTATTGTAGTCGTGGCAGTTGTAGAGATAAGCTGGCTCAAAAGAGAAGGAAAGAGAAAAAGAGCATTCGAGCTAAGTAGCAGCTTAACGAAAAGCTTAAATAGCTAGCTTCCCTATAAAAGTCATTGACTTTTATAGGCTAGTTCGCTTGATGTTGACATCAAGCCTAGCAAAGAGCTCGAAGCAAGCAAAGCATATCAATCTAGCTGCTTGCTAGCATCTAGCTTCATAAGCTTTATTGCTTCTAGTAACCCCTTGAGAGCTTAACAATACGTTCGCTTGCTCACTCCTTCTTAAGCTCCCACCCCCTGCGGCTCGCTGATGCTCGCCGCCCCAAGCACATGTGCTTAGTAGTTATTGTTGTTATACGATTATTGGGTTGGTTTGGTTTTGTTTGTATGTACAACCCCAGCCAAATTCGTTATATCTGTTATCACTATTGGAGTACGAAAGGCTATTCTCAGAGGGAAACCCCTTGGTTTCCTATGGAACTTATATATTATATATAAATAAGTTTATCATTATATATATATATAGATATAGGGATACATTTAAATAGTCCAAAGGTTTAGTTAATTCATGACAAAACAAATGAAACAATTTACTATTGATTTTGAATTAATAGAAATGTTAGAAAAGGAAGAGAATATGAGTGGTTTAATTAATAATTTACTACATAATCATTTTAATGAAACACATGATTTTAAGAAGTTGAGAATCATGAATGAATTGAAATTATTAAGAACTCAAGAAAGAGAGTTTAATATAGAAAAGGATAGAGTTGAGGAAAAAATTAAAGCTTTTTTGATAAAGGACAAGGAGGTGCAAGATGAACGAAAAGCAGAGGGAAGCCATAAAGAGACAGAGGAAAGAGGAGATTCACCAGACGAATATCCAGATTCTGAAATCCTTGGAAGCGGGGACATTAAAACAGAATAAGCATAAAGGAATTTCTAAATTTAATACGGAAACATACGATGCCGAATAAAACGCCAAGAGCAAGAATTTACGGAATGTTAAGACAAATCTTCTTAAGAAGCGCCGAAAGATCAGAAGCTATGAAAAAAACGAAATATTGCTGCGAAAGATGTGGGGTAAAGCAAAGCCAAGCCAAAGGAAAAGAAATAAAATTAAATGTACACCATAAAAACGGAATTGACATCTGGGACGAATTAATAGAGATGATAAGAGATAAGATACTCTGTGAGCCCGAAGATTTAGAAGTTTTGTGTAAGGAGTGCCACAATGCAGAACACCACTAAATTTGAGTTAGATGATTGGCAAAAGGAAGTTATGAAAGTAAATGGAAACTTAGTTTTGAGGAGTGGGCGGCAAGTTGGAAAAAGCGAAGTAGTCTCAAGAAAGGCTGCGGAGTATGCGGTTGCAAATAAAAAAAAGAGCATAATGGTTATTGCAAGCGTGGAAAGACAAAGTTATCTACTGTTTGAGAAGATTTTAAGCTATTTAGTAGATAATCACAAAAAGATGATTAAAACGGGGAAAGACAGACCGACTAAACACAAAGTAAACTTAGTTAACGGAAGTGTGATCTATTCTTTACCAACAGGGATGAGCGGTTATGGAATAAGGGGATTTACGATCCATCTATTAATAGCAGATGAAGCGGCGTTTATCCCAGAAGACGTCTGGACGGCAGTCACGCCCATGCTGGCGGTAACTAAAGGGATATTGTGGCTATTAAGTACGCCATTTGGAAAAGGGGGTTATTTTTACAGATGTTTTAAAGATAAGACATTCACGACATTTCATGTGAGTAGTGAAGACTGTCCGAGAAAGAGCGAGGAATTTTTGGCGCAAGAGCGAAGAAGAATGACAAAAGTCCAATATGCACAGGAGTATTTAGGGGAGTTTATAGACGAGTTAAGCCAATTCTTCGACACAGAACTAATCAAGCGCAGTATGACATTAAAAGAAAAAAATCCAAAAGTGAGAACTGGAGAAAATAACTTTATGGGTGTAGATGTAGCACGACTAGGGAAAGATGAAACTGTATGTCTTTCGGTATACCGAATAAATAATGAAAGAGTGGAAATGTTTGACATGGACATAGGGATTAAAAAAAGAATAACAGAAACAGCAAGGACAATATTAAGCAGAGACTACGCTATGGATTATAAAAAGATTTATGTAGATGATGGCGGAGTAGGGGGCGGAGTATTTGACATTCTACTCGAGGACGACCAGACTAAAAGAAAAGTTGTGGCGATAAACAACGCAGCAAGGAGCATAGACAATAAAGACAGACGGAAAAAAATACTAAAAGAAGATTTATACAACAACTTATTAACTTTAATGGAGCATGGAAAAATAGATTTAATTGAAAGCCCCGAACTATTTCAGAGTTTAAAGTCTATTCAATACGAATACACGGACGCGGGAAAGATAGAAATATATGGGAATTACTCACATATTGCAGAAGCATTGATTAGAGCGGCTTGGTGCATGAAAGACAAAACTTTAAATATTTACGTTTACTAAAAAAAACATGGCAGATACAGGAATATTCGCAACAACGGCACAAGTTCAAGCAAAAGCGGGAGCTAATGCGAGCACAGTTTCAAACGTAGAAGCATATATTAATGACTATATGCTACAAGCAGAAAGCGTGATAAATGCAAGAACTAGATTTAATTGGAGCGACGTATATGCAGCATTGGACGCAGATGTTAAATCAATATTAACCTCAACAGCGTCGGCGTGGGCGGCAATGAAAGTTATATCATATGACATGGCAGGATTTACAAGCAGAGGAGAAGCGGAAGATATGCTAAACTTATTAGATGCAGATTTTAAACTAGGCTTACAATTATTAAAGGAGAGAGCCCAACAGGACTTTATAAATGGCGCATGATTTCCAAAAATACCCAGAGCTCACAAACTCCCAAATGCAAATACTTTATTTTGATAGTCCCCATAGGCAAATTACGGATGATTTTATCGCAGACGTTGTCAAAGTTACAGACGGCGATACTATACGGGTTAAGTGGAGTGAGAGAAATTTTAACTTTCCTGTGCGTTTGGCAAATATCAATGCTCAAGAAATGCAAAACGGCGGAGAAGAAGCTAAAGAGTGGCTCAAAAAAGAAATCGAAGGGGAGGAAGTCGAAGTGAAAATCAATAAAAAAAATAGAGTTGGGAAATATGGAAGACTAATCGGCACCATAATGTATGCAGGAGTAAATATAAATCAAATGTCGGAAACATTAGGGTACGCAAAGAAGTTCGGAGAGCCAAGCATTTTCGGGGAGATTAAAATATAATGGTAGGAAGTAACTTATTAAGCCCTAAGCCAGAATATACGACAAACATAAGCTTTGAAGATGTAGTGAGAAAGACAGGCTATATAAAATATTACGGAATAAAACTAGGAGATGGCTCTTATACGGCTGTCCCAGATAATACACTTAATTCTTCAGACGCAGAAACGATAGGAGACTCGACAATCTCGACAAAAACAATACATTCAAGAGCATATTTTATGAAGGTTACAGCAACATTCGATTTAATATTTAATAGAGCTTTAAATTTAAAGGGAACAATGTTTTTCAATCTACCAATAGGGCAAGAAGCAACATTAAACACGCAAAATATGACAGGTGAAATATCGGCTTATCACTATGACGGCTCGACAGCCACGCAAATTGGAGATACGGAAAACACATCAGAATACTCATACGATGGAAATTCTGTAATAGTGGGGACTAACCAAGTTAACGAATGCGTCGCAATAACACCAGCAGCAAACGCAACAACACATTTTAAAGCAGGGGAGAAATTAAGAGTAATAATAAGCACGTATAGTTCAAGCTCAGCAAACGGGACGACGTCAATCGGACATAACCCAACAGGAGCAGGGGCGATAAATAAAAAACAAGCGGCTTCGGACAAAAGAATAATAACATCGAACATAACTCAATTTTTATGGCTATTACCAATAAAAATGGATATATAAAATGACAGAACAAAACTTAACCAACGCAGTCGCAAGCGACTTAACGAACGCAATAACAGATTATACCGTAGACGGACAAAGCACAGACGCAGCAGCAGACCAAAAAGAAACAAAATGGGAAAATACAGAATGGTCACAATATTTGGGATACTATAAGACAATCCCAGAACTAAGGGCAGTTATCGACGCTAAAGCAACGTGGACAATAGGAAAAGGATTAGACGCAGACCCAGAAACAAAATTTATATTAGATAGTATTAAAGGATTTGGAAAGGATTCTTTTAATACAATTTTAGAAAATATGTCGAGAACAATGCAAATAGGCGGAGACGCATTCGCAGAAATCATAAGAGATAGTGATGGAAACTTAATTAATTTAAAACCACTAGACCCAGTAACAATAGCGATTATTGTAGATAGAAAAGGGACACTATTAAGATACGAACAAAACTCAAAAATTAAAGGAAATCCTCCAAAGAAAATAGCAGTAGAAAAAATACTACACTTACCAAGAAATAGGACAGCCGACGAAATTCATGGAGTGAGCTTGATTGAAACACTAGAATGGATAATCAAAGCAAAAAATGAAGTACAAGGAATATTTAAAACAATAATGCAAAGGCATATTAAACCAGTGATGATTTTTCATTTAGACACAGACGACGTTTCTAAAATAGCAGCATTTAAGACGAAGATGGATAAGGCCTACGCAGACGGGGAGAATATGTATATTCCCAAAGACGTCGTTGTCCCAGAAGTATTGGCAGTAAGCCCAAACGCGACATTAAACCCTATGGCGTGGCTAGAATATTTAAACAATCAATTTTATCAAGCGGCAGGAGTGCCGCAAATAATATTGGGTGGAAGTGGAGAATTTACAGAAGCAAGCGCAAAAATAGCATACCTTGCTTTTCAGCAAACCGTAGAAGAAGACCAGCTATTTATGGAAGAACAATTAGGAATGCAGCTAGGAATAGAAGTAAACCTAGAGTTCCCCGCAAGTTTAGAAAACGAATTATTATCAGACAAAGCCAAAGATGGAGACCAAGGAATAAACCCAAGCGAAACAACCGCAGGACAAGGCCAATGATAGAGGGGGACGTAGTAAGTTTAATAGGAACGCTAGGCTTTCCTATTTTTATGTGCCTATGGTTTATGTTTAGAACAGAAAAAGTTATAAAATCAAACACAGACATTATGAATAAATTACTAACAAAACTAAAATAAAATGGCAGAAACAAAAAAGAAAAAAAAGAAAAGTATTTCAAGCGGGCAAAACCAAGTTGTCGGAGATAGTGGAAAAACAAGCTCAACGACTACTTACTATAAATCAAATCCAGCTACACAAAAGAATGGGGGAAATACGACAACTCCAAAAGGGAGAGGTGGGGGAAATTATTCGGAATTTTCTGGCCCAAGTTTTCGAAAAGGAACAAACAGAAATATAGTAAGAAAAGGAAATGACGAAGCAAGAAAAAGCAATACTAAAGTACCGCAAGTTGAAGGAGAGCAAGAAAGAACTTTTGCGACAAACATAACAAAGGAGACAAGAAGGACAGGAGAATCGAGAACTTATGACGGAGTAAATGCAAAACCTACGATAAAAGAAAACTTTAGAACTACATTTAAGGATAAAGACACAGGTCAGACGTATAATAAAGATACTGTCCCGACATCGCCAAACTTCATTCCGATAGCAGAAGTGACGGATGAAATGCTAACAGAAATAGGACTGTCGGCTTTTGAAATAAACAAAGTGAGAAGCGACAATAACCCAGAATTAGTGGCGGCAGTTGAAGCAGAAGTGCAAAGAATACAAAAAGAAGAACAAGAGCCAAAAAGAGAAACAGGGCTTAAGGGGTTTGTTCAAAATACTATAAATCCAATACTACAAAAATCATTAGAATTTTTAGGAGGAGAATTTAACGAAGACCAAGATGGAAAATTAAGTTTAACAGGAAAAGGAGTAGCGGGACTAGCGGCGACGGCAATTACTTCGGGAGCAATAGGAGGAGCAACAGCCGCTTATAAAATAGGGGCAGTAGCAGCAGTCTCTAAATTTGCAACACCACAGGCGGCAGGAATAGCAAAGACAGCGACAGCTTTGGGAATACCAAGAAAAGTTGTAAAGCAAGCAGTTCAAAGACAATTATTAAAAAATGGAGTTACGAATATAGTTAGAGGAACAACAGCTCAAAAAATAGCGGCAGGATTCACGGCTAAGAAAGTATTAGGAGGAGTGGCGGCAGTAGTTAGCGCAGATTTAATATTCCAATGGTATGCATTAGACAACGTAATAGGCGGACAAAAATTCTTCGTAAGAGATATTAAAAACGGGGTAGAGGATGGAAGCATAGATAAAGCAACAGCAACTCAAGCACTACAAACAAGCAGAGAATTAAGAGAATTGGCAGTTAATAAGGTTAAGACATCGGCAACGATTAACCCTCTAATGTGGGCTTCAAGAAACTTAATCTTGGCAGGGACAGAAGGGGACGAGATTGCAATAAGATTATTAGAGAATCAAATACTAAACTTCCAAGAAGAAGGAGAAGCAAATGAAAGGGGGTATGGAAAATGAGTGAAAATCCAGAAGAAATCAGAGCAACAGAAAATATTGGAAAGGGGAGCGAGCAGAAAGTGCCTAAAGCGGTTACCGACGCAAACACTGCGGCTGAAAGGTTGGAAATTGCAAATAAAAAAACCGAAGAACTTATCCAAAGACAAGAAGAACTAGCCGCACATAATGAACTAGCAGGAAATACAGAAGGTGGACAGGAAACTCCCAAAGAAGAAGAATCTCTTGCAGATTATGCAAGTAAAGCCATGGAGGGTAAAGTATGAGTAACGAAAAACTAGATGTTAAAATCGGAACAAAGGAAGAAGCACTATGGACGCAAATAAAGAATGAAAGCGAAAAGATAATAATGGCTAACAAAGCCGAAATCTTAATTAGAGAAATGATGTTGAAACTTTGTGAAGAGCAAATTGCTGAAGAAGAGAAAAAGTAGGCACTTCGTACATTATCATTACGCGGGTACATGTACCCGCTACATTTTATTTTTCTATTAATAAAACAAAAGATTTATAAAGATTATTATTATATGTAGAATATGGCAAACGAAACAACATTAATGGTGGAGACAGAATTACCAGTTATGTTTAAATGTGCCGACGGAACAGGCATTGAAAAAGGAGCTATTCTTAAATTAACAGAATCAATGACAGCTATTATTACAAGCGGTCAAGGTGATATGGTTGCAGGAATTGCAGCAGAAGAAAAAATTGCAAATGATGGTAAGACTATGATCGCAGTTTATATGGGTGGAATATTCAAAGGAGTTGCAGGAGCAGCAGTTGCAATAGGCATAGGTTTAATGACTGACGGAACGCCAAATTTATTAAAAACTACAACTGGAAAAACTGGAGCAGCACAATTAGGATATGCTTTAGAAGCTCCATCAGGAGTTAATCAAACTTTCTTATTTAGGCTTAATCCAGGCGGAAGCGGAG